CTATTACATTAATTAGCTCTACTCTTGGCTCGAAGTTATTAATAGTATTAATAATAGCCTGTTTTAGGGAAGCTGCAAGTAGAGGAGTTGCTGGCTCGAACAGTAAACGTCTAATAGGACTACCAATTTCACTATGAAATGGTCGTTCAAAGTTGTTGGTTAGGATAAGATTTTTTAGCGCAGTCTTTATGGCATTGTCGCCATATCGACGTGTCAAATCCTTAGTCACTGGGTGAGCCGTGAAATTGAAGTCTAGATCAGAGAAGATTCTTGTATTTCTTGCCATATTCTTATTTAGGTTACTCTACGTTCGTTTTTGCAGATCCATCTTTTACTTTATCACCACAAGAAATTGAATCTCCAATTCTTGCTGCAGCCTTACCTTCAAAGAAAGTTTTAGATGCACCAGAACTTATATTTCTAGCACTAATAGGATGTATACTACTTCCCACCTGCTGTTGTGTGAATTTAGAACCAACTAGTCCTATAGCACCCTCTGCTACAAAACTTTTGGTACATACTTCAGTAGTCAATGCATTTGCAGGTAAACCACAAGATGCATCTGACATAGCTCCCTTATACGTTACCTTAGCCATTATGCTTTATTCTTTGGAGGTATTGGATTAATTAAGACGAATCCCTCAGGTATCCCTTTAGCATTTCGTTTATAAGTTGTGTCATTTACCATAGTGAATGCCATCTTACGATTACCACCTGCTGGTGATCCTGGGGCTTTGTAGCTAGAATGAATCCACACTGAAGTCGGATTTCTATATTCTAAAATCATCTGATCATATGTTACTAGTGGTTCCATCTTCTGAACGAGATCATATGTTTTATTACTCACATCTGCACCTAGTAAACAAACATCAAAACAGTGTCCCTTACAGTGATCTGATGTTGCGCTCTCATAACTAACAACACCCTTTAATCTATAACCAGAAGAAATAGTCCATTGTTTCTTATATCCACTTATGCCGTTTGGAAGAACAGCTAGATAATTTTCAAGTAGATTCTGAGCACTCATCGCTAAATTACAAACAATTTCTTGAACAGTATATAATCTTAATGGTGTATTAGCCGTTGGTTGAAGCATTTGGTCAACAAGTTTATGTTTTCCATTAACACCACCATCCATTAACATACCCAATGTAAAATTCTTAGATATCGTATAGTCATTAGTGAAATTCTTAGTAGTATAGATTATCTTACAATCAGCAGCAACTGGTTTAGATTGTGCTCCACCAGTTGGTGTTGGTGCTTCTTCTGTTGCAACAGGTGCTGGAGCATTAGGCTCGCCCTTTTGTGTTTGTATTTGTGATTGCTTACGACCTTCTGGTGTATTAAAATCTTCTGGGGTTTCTACTGCAGCCTGTTGTTCGAGTTCTCTTTCTGGAGGAATTAAATAAGGAATAGTTGGATTTAAAGGTTGCCCTGCTGGTGGTGGTGTACCTGCTACAGTAGAAGGTGCTGTTGCGCTAACACCAAAATTACCTCGACTATAATTAACATTCATAACACCAGAAGAATTAATATCAACAGTTCCACTCGATCCTATTTTCATAGCACTGTCAGCTAACTGATTAATATTTGCAGCCTGAACATTAAAATCACCAACTGCCTTAACATTAAAATGACCACCAACTGCAATATCTACATCGTTTGCCACTGCAAGTGATACATTATTTCCAACTCGAACATTTGCATTAGACGAGACTTCAATGTTTGCATCTGATCTGCAGAATATATTTGCGTTTCCATCAGCAGTTAGATTATATTCACCAGCCACATGGATAGAACCATTTCGTTCCATTAGTGTGAAATTATCACCAATGATATAATTTACCTGAGTTCCATTTGGATCAATCTCAGTAAATGTACCAGAGCGATGATACGTATGTATTCTCTCATGTCCAGGACTATCATCAAATTCTTGAATGTGACCAGACTCAGTTTCCATAACTTTATTGAAAGGATATTTTGAGCCAAAGCCATTATTTGGTTGATCCCATGATCCTTGATCTACTGCTTTCGGCACACCCTTTTTTATATTAGAATCTTTTTTCTCTATAACAGTTCCAGTAATTATACCACGTGCCAAACGATTTGTGTCTGGCTCATTAATATATGATTTTAAAGGATACTTATTATTTGGATCTCTAAATCCAGTATTATCTGAACCTCGTTTTTTAGATTCTGCAGATGGTCCAGGAGTTGGAGAAGATCCATCTTTTGGTGGTGTTGCTGCTTTTGTTCCTGCGTCTTTTTCTACTACACCACCTGCTACTTCTCCATAAAAATATTCATAATAAGATAATTTACGTGCTGCGATATCTGGTGAGTTAACACCAACTGCTTTTTTAGCAGCATAAAAATATCCAGGATGATCTGTTGTTTTTGCAGAAGATGGCACTCTGTCTTTAATATAGAGAGCAGCAACTAAAGCAGATGTATTAATATCAGTATCAAGTGAGTCAGGATTATTGATAAGATCTAAATTTAGACCCATCTTGTTTGACATGTCCTGATACTTTTTATAGTTTGCTTTACCAGTTAACTGAATAAATCCACGACCGAAATACTTACCACCATCTTCATCTGTTTGATTACCAAGAAAGTTTTTACCACGTGTAGTTGGTCCATAAACCCAAGAGAAAAATTGTGCTCTAGTCATTCCCTTTTTTGATGCTTGTGAATATTGTTCAGCAGTAGCATCAGTCGCAAAAGAAAATATTTGTTTCAGACGATCTTTACTGTAATTATAACTTTCTAATTGTGGGATCCAACCAGACTCACCACCAGCAATACCAAGCAGCGCACACTTCTGTTCTCTGGTAGTTAATCCAACTTTATCACATGCAGCAATAAGTGCTTTGATGCCTTCCTCCGCTTTAGCAGGATTTAGAGATGCACCTTTTGGTGGTTTTGTAGGTATTGCAAGATTAGTTTTCGTTGGTTGAACTGGAGATTCTCCAACGGTAATTGGTGTTCCATCTCCAGAAGTAACTGGTTTTCCTGAGCCATCTGTCAAATAATTTTGTGCTTTACTTGCATTAACTTCTGCAAGATTAGTGGGTGCATCTTTAAATGTTATGATATTTTCACCATAACCTGCAACTACATTATTAATAGTTATCTGAGTGCCACTATCTACACTAACAATAAATGTATCTTCAGGTAACTGAAAGCCAATAACTTTCATATTGGCTTTTAGATCTTTAGTTAAATCAGTTCTTCCTGTTGCTTTGTCTATGAATGTTAATTTCTTTCCATTAACTGGACCAACAATAGTTCTCAACTCTATCTTAGAAACTTCTGTGCTATCTTCTACAGGACTAGAGTTGTCATCATCATCAATAGCAGTTGGTGCTTGTGGTATACCACCAATAGTACCAAGTATAATTGGTTGTTGTTGATCTTCATCAGCAAACATAATAATAACAGTAGTACCTTCAACTGGACCAACTGGAGTATAACCAATACCATTCATTGCAGCAGAACCAATTTGTTGTACTGGAAGTGCCCATGGTAATTCATTAGTCGGTAATTGAGTTTTATCATGGGTGTGTAATCCCACAATACGAACCTGACAACGACCAAGTTGAAGTGGATCTGATCTGTTTTCTACAATACCTGAATAAAACATTATTTTTTCGCCTTATCTACACTCATTAACAAACTATCTTTAATCAATTCCATATGACACTCATGCATTTCTTTATCTACATTATGATTGATAGCAGAAATTATATAAAAACCTGAAAACATTTTATCTTCGATATCTCTATCACTGCTTCTTAATGGTTCTACTTTATTCAATCTAACTTCTACTTTTTGCCCGACTGTATAATCTAATCTTCCAGGAACAGAAATGTGAATCTTGTTCGCCTCTGCTGCTTTCAATAAAGAAATTCTTTGTTGAATTGATTTAAAATAACTAAGATCACCACCACCACTAAATCCGTCAGTGTATCTTGGTATAATCATCATGGAAGAATTTGTTCTAAAAATAGAATTTAAAGAAGCCACGTTATATTTGTTGAGATGTTTAGATGTATCAAATTTATCAAACATATTATATGTCTTAACTCTATAAGACTTTTTAGTTAGATCATACGAAGTTGCTTTAGAAGCAAACATACCACTTCTTATTCTATCAATATAATCAAACCCTATTGG